ATCAGTTACAAAAATTCCGTTTTCAAATAATATTCCATCTTCTGGAATATTTAATGCGAACACATCACCTGCAGGCGCTTCAACTTGTAAGTAATTAGATCCTGCTGTCCCATTTAAACAAACAGCAACACCTGCTTGTGTTGCGTTTGGAGCACCAAGAACAATACCTCTTAATCTTGTTCTACCTGCAAACACTAAACCATTTGCGGTTTTCTGTGTTGCTTTAACATCTGATTTCATATTTTAATCTCCTTAAAATTTATGTGGGCCCGAAGGCCCACTTAATTATTTACTACGATCCGTCAATGTCACTAGCTGGAGCATTCATTTGCTTCCAAGTAGTACCATTAGAAAACACGTAACCTGCTGCTGAAGAGATACAGTCTGAAGTGTATACACATACACCTTCATTTTCTGTAGCAATTAAAGCACCTGCAGAACTTGTAATTGTAGTTACATTTGTAAATGCATAAGGTGTTTTACCGCCTTGTGCAGTATCTTGTGCATTTACGTTAGGGCCACCAATGAAGCCATTAAGTGCTACCACTGGACCTGTAAAAGTAGTGTTTGCCATATTTATATCCTCCTAGTTTCTTCCACATAGTCTCTAGGTCGTCGACTATACGCGTCTATGCAGAAAATTTATGTATAGTGACTAATTTATATACGAAATTATTAAAGAGTGCAAGAAATCCCTATCGAGAAATGTAGATTTCAACGATTTATTAGTCCTTAATTAACCAGCGTAAAGATGAATTTCACCATCTCTAGGATTGGTTCGGACTTGCTCTTCCTGTTGTCTAATGATTGATCTAATTACGTTTTTGATCTCATCACCTAACACAGACATTTCAGGTGTTATCTGTCCTTTATTTTCAAGAAATAACTCGTTCCATCTAGACTCGAGTTTCAGTTTCTTGGCGAACAGTATCATGTTGTCCTGAGCCATTGTTAACCTCCTCATAGGTTATGTAAAAATCATTTACAGTACTAGTGTATTGCAAATCATTTTCTTCCCATTGTATATCAGATTTTCCTATAAAGTCAATGATATAAGGATTTAGCTCATTTATATCATTTATCTCTTTATCACTTTCGATCTCAAACTTTGTTTGAAGGTATTTAGTAAATATTTTTATTAAGTATTTCTTTTTAGTCATTTTTCCTTTCTATCAAAAAAGAAGGGGCCCGTAAAGGGCCCCTCCAAAATAATTATTATTACAATAATTACGCTGTTCCTGGAGAACCGAACATACCTCTAGGGTCAGACCAGCCGAAGCTGTATCTTTCTCTAGCTTTGTATCTTACGTTTCCAGTATCGAAGTCACCTTCCATAGCAGTTTTGATTGGTGATCTTACGAACATTTTCATACCGTTAGGCACGTCTGTTTTGATAAAGAACGCATCTGTGTCAGTTAAGAAATTGTTAACCACGTAACCTTGTGGAACCATTCCCATGCTGTTGATTGCGTTAATATCATTGTCCGCAGTACCAACTCTTTGAGCAGATTTCATTAATCTTTCCGCAGTGAATTGTAATTCACTTGGAATGATCATTTTCATCCCTCTAGCTGCTATCTTTAGGCCTCTTTCATCTGTGAACGCTGCAATGTCAATTAAAGACTGCTCTAACGAAGTTTCGTTTAAGTCAGCCGCAGTTGCAAGTTCATTTCTGAAGCTACCTGCGATAGTTGGGTGGTCAGTCGCTAAAAGCGCCTTACCATCACCACCAGCGTAAGTGTTGTCAAACGCATTGTTTAATACGTTTGCAGCTTTTACTTGTTTGGTATTCGCCATAGATCTTGCTAATGCTTTTGTATATCTAGACGCAAGTCTGTCATACAAGTTATCTTCAATCGCTTCTTCAGTGATTGAAAATGCAAGAGCAATAGTCTCGTGCGTGTATCTGCTTGTGAAAGTTTCCTGAGCATTGTCAAAAGTCACACCTGAACCTTCTGGTTTAGTTTGTGCATTTGCAAATCCAGATAACATTACTTCCTCTTCGAAAGCTCTGTCTGAATTCTCAGTATCGAAAATTTCAGCATGCTGATTTTCATACCTTTTATATTCCAGGCCAAATAAAGCATTCAAACCTGGCTCTAGTTCTTTAACTAGTTGTCCTCTTGATATCGCCATAATTTATCTCCTTTATTAGATACCTGTTGTGTTAGTCATGAAGTGTGTGTTGATTTTACAAACAACATTAACATTCGCTGCATAAGTTGTAACGTTTGCTAATTCACTGTTTTCGATGTCTTTAGCCACACCAATAACTCTTATTGGAAGAGTATTAGTAGTGTCCATCGCACCAGTGTTCACTTCTTGTTTTGATACATAGTTAGCAGAACTTCCAGCTGCATATGTAGCCATAGGTGCATTTAAACCGATGTCTGCAATAGCTAGAGTTGTGCTTGACTGTGCTTCGAACCTTTCATAAGGGTCATCAGAAACGAATCCAACAATGTCTGTTGCAGTGTTAGAAGCCGCTAAGTGATTTGCCCATGTAGGTTTTGATGTTGATGCATCAGTATAGAACACTCCGTTTAGTGAACCTAATAAGTGCGCTGCAGCTGTTGTACCTTGACTCACGCCAATGTACCCAGTGTCTAAATGAGCTACCAAATCATTTTGGTAGATCGCACTTGAGTTTGCAGCAATATTATATTCACTTAAACCTTGTGAGTCTCTATTCTGACCAACTTTACCGATCGGTCTAAAACCGAACGCTGCGTCTTTGTTTGCCATGTTATTTACTCCTTAGTTTTAGTTTATAAATATCGCGGTAATTGGTATCGCTAAAAAATTATTTTTTAGTACCACCAAAAGTTACGCGACTCTGCCTATCAGTATTTATAGGCATACTTGGGTGCTGCTCCTTCATGAGATCGTTGTTAACTGCGTCGTCACGCTCTTGAGTCTGCCTTTTATAATAAGCATCTCTTTGCGCTGCAATCTCTTCCGGTATCCTAGCCAGCACTAGGCCACCAACTCCAATGACTCCTGCGTATTTACCTTCTTTAACAGTTGCATAAGATTGTTCTGGATATTCATCTCCTCTTACGAGTTCCCATCCAGATCTTAATTTACCTGACATGTTCTTTGTATCGTCCATACCAAGTGTTTCAGTTCTTATCCATCTGTGTCTGAATCCATCAGGCGCAGGCGGTGCATCTAAAGATGACGGGGGAGTCCAGGTTTGTGGTCTCTTTTCAGATACCCTTGACTGACTCGCACGAGGGGTCTTGTTTAGTTTTTCGTTTTCCATATGCTTAAACCTCCTTCATGTGTTTTTTTTGTTTTGCATAATCTTCTAATGACACTCCTAATTTTTTGGCGATAGCAACTTCAGAAGGGGTGAGACTGATAGTTTTGCGACCTTGTTTTACACTTCGCGTCGCCGACGCTACTGTCTGTGTAGGTTTTGTCGTTTCACCTTTTTTGTCATTATTATTATCAAATTTATGCGGAAATTCAACCCTCATTCTTCGATCTATTTCAGCATAATACTCATCAGATTTAGGGTCATAACCCTCTTCATCAACCAACGTTTTATGCACGTCAAAAGCCGTATAAGTCATAGCTCTATCTGTACCAAACCATCTATTACTAGATGCCCAAGCTTCTGCTTTTTCATCTGGTTCTTTTATTTGCGTTTGTTGTGGCTGATAACTAGGTATTTCTTGCTCTTTTTTAGCAGGAATAGTTTCAGCTGCTGCTGATAACTCTTTTAACCTAACTTCTTCGTAACCTAATCTTGATATTTCTTTTTGAATATCAACTTCAGCATTTACATCTCCAGCTTCTCTTGCTTGCATAAGTTTAGCCTTCTGTGCATCTAAAAGTGATTTAAGGTTACTTTCTCTATCTTTGATAGAGGTTGTTTCCAAAGAAGTATATTTTTTTGATGCTTCTTCCGCTTTCTGTTTTTGAATTCTTGCAAATTCAATGGCTTCATCTCTTTGTCTTTGAGCTTCTCTCCATTTACCAGTAAGCTTAGCTATTCTTCTTTGAACATCTTTACTGTAGTTTTCTAATTCTTTGTCTTTCGATTCTTTCTCGTCGTCTTCACCTCGCTCCTCGCTGCTAGCTTCTTGCGGCTCGGGGCTAGTGTCTTGCTCCTTAGTTTCAACTTGTTCTTCAGTTTGTGCTTCGTCTTTTAATTCAACTTCTGCACTTGGTCCTGAAGTATCTATATCAACCATCGGAGTATCTTTTCTTGTTTCTTCTTGCATAGTCTCCTCCTATGTTTATATGTGATGCAATACAGATTCTGGATCTTTAATAGTTCCAAGAACCTCATCGTCGTTTAAGATACGGACTTCTCCGCCATCTATTGGTAAACGTGATCCTGCGTATCTTGCAAAAATCACCCAATCTTTTTCTTTACACCAAGCGCCACTTGGAAACTTATCTTTATCTTTATAAGCTTCTGGGCCCATCTTTAGAACGTAACCACAGTTCACTGCGATTCTTAATCTATCTAAAGTTTCTTGTGCAACAATAATTCCACCTTTAGTTTTATCTTTAGGTGTGAATGGTAAAACTAATAATCTCCAACCCGAAGGTGTTGGTAATTCATCAACAATAGAACTGACATTTGTTTCGTCAACTCTTTTTGCTTTTACCTTTTCTTCTTTTTTATTTTCTTCTTTATATTTTTCCTCAAGTGCTAGTTTCGTCTTCGGGACTTCTTTTCCCGAACTCGACGACGTTTGTGAGGTCTGTTCCTTTAGTATCATCTTTTTTATCCTCCTTTGGATTTAGCAGGTTTGATATTTCCTGATCTATTAATTGTAAGGCGTGAGCCTGTCCTAAAAGATATCTATATTGTTCCATATCTTTTACTCCTCCAGCAACCATAGTGTCACCTATTTGCTGATATGAAGATCGTATTGACTTTCTAAGTCTTCCTAAAAATTGTTCAAAATCCATTTAGCAATTCCATTTTCTAAGACTCTTATTAATCCTAGAATTTG